AATCGACAGTAAATCTGGTAATAGAAAGTCTACAAGTGTAAATGTTTTAATAAAAATAAATCCTAATAATGGATCTGAACAAACTATCATCAATGACACTGTTCAAGGTAAAAGCACTTCAGCTTATAGTCGTGATTATGGAATAAGATTATCTGAAGTTACAGGTTATAACACCACGGCATTAGGGCAGTCTGGTGCGTTTTTTCCTATAACAGTCACATTATCAAGAGCTAATGATGAAGGTGATGATAATACCTTTAATCCAATGCGTTTAATTGGTGTCACTGAAATTATTGAAGAGGCTAATAATTATCCAAATGTTGCATATTCATCCTTACGTTTTAGTGCAGAAGAGTTTCCATCTTTACCATCCAGAGTTTTTAGAGTCAGAGGTAAAAAGGTTAAGATTCCTCATAATGCTACTGTGGAACTCTCAACAGGAAGAATTACTTATAGTGGTACATTTAATGGAACTTTTAAGGCTGATAAGGAATGGACAAGTGATCCAGCATGGATTCTTTATGATTTACTGATTAATGATAGATACGGTTGTAATTTACCAGAAGCAGATCTTGATAAGTTTGTTTTTCGTAAAGCCAGTGAATATTGTGGAGAGTTAGTAGATGATGGGCAAGGTGGACAAGAACCCAGATTTTCTTTAAACGTCAATATAAAAACACAACAGGAAGCGTTAAAGATAGTAAATGATATCTGTTCTGTTATGAGAGCAATGCCTTTTTATTCAGAAGGCACTATAAAAATATCTCAGGACGCACCAAAAGATTTTGCTAATCCCAGTAATGTCTCCTTTGACTATGTATTTAACAATGCAAATGTGGTAAATGGAGAATTTGTTTATAGTGGCAGTTCCTTAAAAACAAGATTTACCATTATAAATATCAGTTACTTTGACCTTGAAACTCAACAGTTGGATTATGTAACCGTTAAAGATACAGCAGCTATAGCAAAATATGGTGAACATATTAATACCATCAGAACTTTTGGTACGACATCAAGAGGTCAAGCACAAAGAGTTGGAAAATGGTTTTTAAATACACAGCAGACAGCTACAGAGACTTGTGTGTTTGAAACTAATATTGCTGCTGGTGCAGTTATAGAGATTGGAAATATTATTGGTATCGCTGATAGAGTAAAAGCTGCAACAAGAAGAGGTGGAATTGTTAAAAGTGCAACAACTACTGCAATAACTGTAGATAATGTAAGCGGTACTAATCAACCAGATATCAGTGACTCACCTACAATTAGTTGTTTATTAAGCAACGGTACAGTAGAAACTAAAACAATATCCAGCTACTCAAATAATCAAACTGTTGTAAATGTCAGCAGTGCCTTTTCTTCTGCTCCTGTTGTTAATAGCCCATATATTTTTGAATCAGCAAGTTTATCTGTCACTAACTGGAGAGTGATAAATATAAAAGAAACAGCAAATAAAACTTATGCTGTTACTGCACTTAGTCATAATCAAGGAAAGTACGCAGCCGTAGAAGATGGAGAACAACTGCCATCAAGAAATACAAACTTACTTATAAGTATTTTGCCTTCACCTTCTGGTCTTACTCTTGAGGAAAAAATCGTTGTAATCAATAACAGAGCCGTTCCAAAAGTATTTATTGATTGGCAAGCTGTTGAGGGTGCGTCTGGTTATTCATTGCAATACAGAAGAGATGGAGATAATTTTACTCTTGTTAATACACAGGAAACGACCTTTGAAATTATTCAGACAGAGTTTGAGGCTGGATCTTATGACATAAGATTATTTACTGTTAATGCTCAGGGTCAAAGATCTAACTCTCCAACAGAGGCAAATATAACTGTCAATGCTTTGTCTGACTTACCAGAGCAACCTACAAATTTAGAAATTGAACCAATAAATAACTATCAGGTCAGATTGAGTTGGGATTTGGCACTGGCAAAAGATGTCATTTTTGGTGGCAGATGTTTGATCAGACACTCTACAACATCTTTAGGTAGTACTACTTTTAGTAATTCAATTGATCTTGATACAAGTAATGGTAATACAACAGAGGTTGTCGTACCTGCACTTCAAGGAACTTATAGTATTAAGTTTGAAGATTTAGCTGGTAATTTATCTGCCAATGAAGCAAAGGTAGAATTTGCGTTACCAGAGACAGAAGATGAACTTGTAATTAAACAGCAAAGAGAACAGAACTCATTCAGTGGTACGAAAACTAATTTAAGTGTTGTATCTGGTGCATTACAACTTACAAACCCATCAAATAATTTATCTGGCACTTATGAATTTGCTGACACTTTAGACTTAGGTGCTGTTTATCAAAATTTAAGACTTAAAAGACATATAAAAAGTGAAGGATTTAATATATCAGATCAATTTGATTCAATTCCTAACTTAGATGTAAGAGTTAATTTTGATGGTGCTGCTGTAGACAGGTTAAAAGGTAGATTAAAAGTTCAGACATCAAATGATAATTCTACTTTTACAAGTTTTACTAATTTAAGAAATGGATCGTTTGTCGGTAGATCATTTAAATTTAGAAGTGATCTTATATCTGTTGATACAAATGAAAATATAAAATTTACAGAGTTAGGATTTGATGCTTCCTTACCATCAAGGACAGAAAATAAATATGTTTCTTCTGGTAATGTAATAAGTACACCTATTCAATCTGGCACATCGGCTAGTGGGGTGGATATTGTGTTCGGTAATAGATTCTTTACAGGGACAAGTAGTATTGGTGGTTCGACTTCTGCATTTATACCAGTAATTGGTATCTCACCTTATGATTTACCATCTGGAGCGTTTTTTGTTTTAAGTAATGTATCAGGTACAGGTTTTACAATAGTGTTTAAAAATTCATCAGATGCAGTAATAGATGTGAAATTTTCATTCCAAGCGTTAGGATATGGTAAAGGTGCTTAATTAAATGGCAAGAGTTAATGCGACAGGTGGAACAGGTTTTGCTGTAGATAATGGTACTGGTTTACAGGTAAGAACAAAATTACAGCAGGTTATAGATGCCTTAAGAAGTTTACAGTCAGGTAGTGGCGATCCAACAGTAGGTCTTGGTGCTTATCAACTACATGTTAATGAGGTCAGCAATACATCACAGGTTTTGAAGATAAGAAATAAAGCTAATGATGGTTTTGTTGAAATTGGAGATGTTGCACAGACAAATTTAGGCATGCTCTTAAAAGCTGGTGGTGTAATGACAGGTGTATTAGGAACATCTACTGGCTCTACTTCTGCTCCATCTTTTCATTTTGGAGATACAGGTACAGGTTTATATAAGAAAGGAACGAACCAGATAGGCTTTGTTGCAAACCAGGCTGAGATATCATTTTTAGATCAAAATGGTCTGACAGTAAATAATCAGAAAGAGCTTAGGTTTAGTGAGCAGACAGGTAATGGAACAAATTATGTTGCTGTCAAATCTCCCAGTGCTTTAGCTGCTAACTTAACCCTTACCTTGCCAACGACAAACCCTGCTGTAGCTGGCTATGCCCTTATTTCTACAGATACTTCTGGAACATTGAGTTGGGGTGTGGCTGGTGGTGCAACTGGTGGTGGAACTAATCAGGTGTTTTGGGAGAATGATCAGACGATTACAACAAGTTATGCAATAACAAATGGTAAAAATGCTGGAAGTTTTGGCCCAATAACGATAAACTCAGGTGTAACAGTTACCGTGGGTTCTGGTGAAACTTGGAGCGTGGTTTAGATGAGTACTCTTAATGTAGGAACAATAAAAAGCTTAGGTTCATCTGCTCCTGTTTTTCAAAATTCATCAGGCGTAGAAAAAGGGCAACTTGCTAAAGCATGGGTAAATGTTACTGGTGGTGCTGGCGTACCTGCGGGTAATAATTTAAGTATTAATGATAGTTTTAATGTAAGTTCTGTTACTGATAATGGTGAGGGTAAATATACAGTCACTTTTAGTAATCCATTAGGAAATGCAAATTATTGTCCTGTGTTTGGTTTTGCAAGATCAGACAGTAATATGATTGTTTATGTAGATGATAATAGTGATGGCGATGAAATGACTACAAGTGCTTGTAAATTTAGAACAACTAACTCTTGGAGTTCTGGTGGTACGTTAGATGAAGTAGGTAGGTTGTTTCTTGCTTTTTTTGGAGATTAATTATGCCTATTTCAGTAGACGGTGATGGAACAATAACAGGTTATACACCAAACAGACCTGCTTTTGCA